GAGGATTGAGTTTAACAATGTAATAACTAAAAGTGGTGGTATTAGCAATATAGGTTTTGGTGATTGGGTTAATATGGTAAGATTAGCAACTACATTAACTGATGAAGAAATTAATGCTTTTACTGATACAGAAATTATTGCTATAGCCAATAGATGTTATGAGGTTGTTAATAAAAAAAAATTGAAGAAATAGATTTAATTTTAAATGTATGGCTATCAGTTAAGCAGCCAACCTCTGACATAATAAAAGAATATCCTTATGAAGGTTTGAATCCTGTTACACACAATAGAATTGTAGTAGAAAACAAAGAACAGGTATATGATATATTAATGCAATGTTATGATGAGGCAAAAGAAAAAGGTTTTGATATAGGTGAAGCCCTGTATAATCAATTATTCTTCTTTGCAGACCAAAGAATAGTATATAATGAGAAATGTCAAAACCTGATTAGGAAATACATATTCTGCGACAATTTTAAATGCCCACCTTATCCAAGTTTGCAAGACACTCCTGCACAACTTGTTGATGATTTTTTATTAATTAAGAAAGAAATACAAAAAGCTAGCACAGAAGGGAAATAATATGGCTCAAACATTTTTACAAAAAATAAGAATACAGCTAGAAGGTGCTGATAAGGCTTCTAAGGGTGCAAAGAAAGTATCTAAAGGAATGGGTGATTTGGCAAAGAAAGCTATGGCTGCAGGTGCTGCCTACTTTGGATCTAAAGCACTTATTGAAGGCATAAAACAATCTACTGCAGCTTTTGGTATTCAAGAACAAGCACAAAGAAAATTAATAAAATCAACAGGCTCTGCAGCAACCAGCCTATCATTATTGGCAAGTTCTTTGCAAAAACAAACAAGATTTGGTGATGAAGCTACTATGGCACAAATGTCTTTTTTAGGATCTATTGGAATGACAGAGAAGCAAATTAAAAGCATAATGCCTGTAGCTATGGACTTAGCTGCAGCTACTGGAATGACTTTAGAAAGTGCTGTCAGAAATACAGCTAAAACATTCTCAGGGTTAGCAGGAGAGCTGGGTGAGTTAGTTCCACAATTAAGAGATCTTACTGCTGAAGAAATGAAAGCAGGTAAAGCAGTTGAGGTTATGGGGCAAATGTTTGGAGGACAAGCACAAGCAGATGCTGCTAGTTTTACAGGAAAAATGGAGCAGTTAGATAATAGATTAGGTGATGTTGCAGAAAATTTTGGCTCTTATTTTGCACCTTTTGTTGAAGATGCTAAAGAAACTTGGGTAGATTTTTCTGAAGCTGTATCAGACTTTCTTGGATTAACACCTGATTTAGAAGATGCACAGAGAGAAGCCACACAACAATTAGTACAAGAAAAAATAGAGTTAAATAAATCTACTGCAGCTTTAAAACTAGATGTAGTTAGCAGAGAAGAAAAAAGCAAGATTATTAAAGAACTAAATGAAAAGTATGGCACAAGAATTGATTTATTATTAGATGAGAAATCTTCACTTGAAGATATAGCTGAGTTCCAAAAACAATCAAATGAGATGTTGCAAGAAAATATTAATTTAATCAACACACAAGCAGCAGCCCAATTTTTTGCTAATGACATTGTATCAGCAACTTCTGATATGATAGACAAAAGAACTAAGGCAGAAGAAAAATGGTCTAAAAGATTTAAAAAAGCAGGAAAGTTTGATAATCAGCCCTTTTTAAAAGGAATGAGAGAAACTTCAAAAGGAATAGAGTTATTAAATAAAGATATAAGTGCAATGTCAGATACTGAATTAGCTGATTTTTTTAGAGAAGTTCAAGATGCCTTATTGGACACACCATTAGGTGCAAAGCATGCAAAAGCTGCCTATAGGATTGCAGGTGGATATGGAGAAATGGCTGACAACATAGAAGCAACAATTGTAGAAATAGAAGATTTAGAAAAGAAGCAATCAGATACTGTTGATAAGATGACAAAGAAGCAAGAAGAATTTAATGCTACTTATGGTGAAAGTCCTGAGGAGAAAGATAAAGATGATAGCAAAAAAATAAAAACACAAGAAGAATTTAATAAATTAAAAGAAAAAGAGTTTGAAATATTAACTCAAAAAAATGAAGCACAGGCATTACTATTAGAACAAGAATTAGCTTTTGCTGAACTTGATCCTGCAAAGGCAGAAGCATTAGGAATACTAAATGAAAAACAAAGAGAAGAATTAAAACTAAAAGAGGAGCAAGATAAAGCAACTAAAAAAACTATTAAAGCATTAGATGAAGAAATAGCTGTATTAGATATTAAAAATAATATGTATAGTAAGTCAGTAGGTATTCTTGGAGAAGCAGTTGCTGCTACTGGAAAGAATGCTAAAACAGTAATGCACTTACAAATGGTACAGGCTACTATAGATGCTTGGTTTGCCTCACAAACTGCATTTAAACAAGCTATGAAAAATCCACTTACAACAGTAAATCCTAGCTATCCATATATACAGGGAGCAGCAGCACTTGCTCATGGATTATCAAATGTAGCAGCAATTAAAGGTGCAACTAAAGCAGAAGAAGGTTTTGATGGAGTAGTTACAGAGCCTACCTTGATCTTAGCAGGTGAAGCAGGCCCTGAGTATGTTGATATAGAGCCTACTACCAATGAAGGAGCAAATAGAGGTGGTGCAAGTATTGTTTTTCAAGGCAATGTTATGAGTGATAACTTTATTGAAGAAGAAGCTATCCCTAAAATAAAAGAAGCATTAAGAAGAGGGGCTGATATAGGAGTTTCATGATAGAATTACCTGAAAAGTTTAGGCTAGATACTGAAGGAAATGACACATATTTAATTCCTTTAGTTATAATTGATAATAAGATATATTTATCAACTAATAAAGTAACTCTAGAACAAAAAAATTATAATCCATTAATCAAGTCAATAAGCAATATAAAAGAATCTGTTGATGTTACTAATAAAATATTTAAAATATCATATTTCCAGTTATCATTAATTAATTATGAATATAATAATAATAGAATAAGTGATGAGATTTTTAGTGGAATTTCTATAATGAATAAGAAAATAGATATATATTATAAATCTCAATCAGCACAATCCCTAGATGATTGCCTTAAAGTTTATTCAGGATATGTTAGAAAGATTAGTGAATCATCAGAATTATTAAAAATAGAATGTGAGGACAGCACAGAATATATTATGAATCAGACACTCCCTTCTCAAACCATACCATTTGATGCTCATGTTCCTGATAAATATTGGGGTGAAAGAGTGCCAATTATATATGGGCATCTTAGCAAAGCACCATGTGTTTATTTTGAAAGCCTTACAGGTGAGGATTCTGAAAGCCCTTATACAGGTAGTGATACATATAAGATAATACCTGATGATAAAGATATATTTGAAACATCAAATCCTATGATTTATGCTAGTGGTGCTTATGGGTATATAAAAGAAGATGCTAACCATTTTGGCTTTTTTAGACATGGAACAATATATGAGCATGTATCAGCTACTAACCAATATCAGATAGTTGATGGTAAAATATTTATTCAAAAATATACAGACCCAAGTTCAGGTGAATATATTGGTACTGGTAGTGCATTTGATGAGAACACAGATAACCTAACATTAACACAGCTTGGCTTTGTTGAGGTACAAAGCGAATCAAGGTTAAGCTATACAAGTGGAAATTATATTTTAATAACATATCCTGCTGAAACAATAGGTACTGAAGCTGGTGTAGTAACAACTGATGGAGAAGCCAACCCATATTATACAGGTGGGCTATTAGTACAAAGAACAAAAGTACATGCTTATGAAGATGAAGAAGGTAATATACCTTCAGAAAATAAAACAGTAGGAGATCGACCTCTCTATCTTATGATAAAAGATTACAAAGACCTTGTGATTCCTGATAAATGGCTACAGGGTGAAAATGAGTTTCTTGGAACTTCTTATCCCTATGTTAATAGAGCAGATGATAACTCATGGATTCATGCTTGGTCTTATTTATATTTTGAAACTGATAAATGGTTTAGTTCAAGCAATATTTTAACAGGGTTGCCAACAATAGATGAAGATGGTGAGGAAGGTGAACAAAGAATACCTGTGAGATGCTTAATCAGGCACAATATTGATGCTCATATCAATGAACTATCAGGAGATATTTGGAACAGTAGATACCCTTATGTGTATTTTAGGCATGGTGATGGACATTTAGCTGGAAATCCAAAGTTTTGGTATATGGCAGATAATAATCCAAATAGACACCTTCCTACTGGAGAATTGCCTCAGATAAATCCTTACACAATTAGTAGTTTGGCTGGGGCTGGAGGGCAAACAACATTTATAGATATGAAAACACCTAGTTCTACTAGAATATATTTAAGATTTAATTCATATTATGATACAGCACATGAATTAAAATGGCTTAAATTAAATGAGATGACAGTTTCAAGAATGGGAATTATTAAAGATTTTTTAGAACTTGATATATTTGCAGAAGTAAAAGGAAGGGTTGATGATGTTAGTGGAAGATATACTGGACAAGAACAGGTTGCACTATCTTCACAATCAGATTTTGATGCAAGAACAGAAACACAAATAGAAGTAGCTAACATATCTAAGGCTAAAAAATCTATGGGAAAAAAATCTAAGGCTAAAAAATCTATAGGGAAAAAATCTATTAGAGGTGGGTATTAATGGCAACTTTAATATGGAATAAAGTTAGAAACATTAGAATAGGTGATGCTACTGTACCATTTGAAGTAAAGTATGATGATGGCAGTAGCTTAGTAGCAGATTCTAACTCAGCAGGATATGCTTTGGCTCAAGCAGTAAATGGTGAAGCTGGGGTAGAATTATGTCTTGACAGGATTGGTTGGTGCTTAAATAGAGGGCAGCCTAATTATGATTGGGCATCATTTTGGCAGATAGCAAGTTCAAGTTCACCTACTGATATAAAATATGAAGGCTCAGGTAATATAGGGTATTTTCAAGATTGGAACACTACTGGGATTAGAAAAGCTGGATTTGGATATTCACTTCCTGCAATGTCGTATTTTAATCCAGATGAATACATTATAATTTCAGGAACGACTTATGGATTGCTTCAACCATACTGGAACATAGAAAATGAATCAGTTTATGTAGATATACCTATTCCAACAAAAAGTGGGAATGATTGGGTGGTGCAAGATTCTAATGGTGTGTGGCAGTTGAAAGTTAGGCAGTATAGTAATGATAGTGGATATAATTCCTTGCATTCAGATTTAGGTGATTTGGGAAATTATCATGAAAGTGCTACATGGTATGATGATAATTTAAATGGTGATGTAACTATTCCTTTTGAAGATATAACAAATGAGGTGTTGTATGGATTAAAATTAAAATTAATAAGAGAGAGAAACTCTATTATTGACATAATTAATGGAACTTCTCTATCAAGTTCATCTGATACATCTTATGTTCCAATGAGTATAATTCAGGAAGCACCTGATTTTGATTTTAGTGTTAATATAACAAGCATAAATAATTTGCCTTCTTCTGTATTAGATGGGGCATCAGCAGAGGGAACTTTCTCTATAACATCTAATCAATTTAATGGATCAGTAAGTGTGTTTGTATTAAATTCTCAAGAAGATATTGATAATATAAATAACTCATTATTAACAAATTTTGGAGAAGATGATGCTGTAAATTATGGGGAAATGACACTTGAA